AACACTAGTAAAAAGTTATAGTTGCTAATACAAAACCCAGTCAGAGGCGGATCCGACTGGGTTTTGTTGTGCCTAAGCACATGTAAGGAACTAAAAGCTCAACTTACAATATTATTGTAAAATAGATTTTGTCCTAAGTCAAGGATTATTCTACAATAAGATTGTTTTCATCAAGCTTGTCAAAAACTAATCCCATTAGGTATGTAATTGATGGCAAGCTTTGGCCCATCTTTTCTTCAGTTTCTTCTTCAGACATTCCTGATTGAATGCACATCATCTTGTTACCGTTTTGGAAAACTCTTGTCATTAAGTTGACAACTGAGTCTCTATCTTTATCCATTTTCTTCTCCTGTTGTATACGCTGGGGCAGGGCCTAATAGATAGCCCTGTTCATGATAATTTATCATCTTTTGTGTGTCTTCTCCGCCTACGACTTTATTCGAAATTAGTGTAAGCAGATCATAAATCCTATGGAGCATAATATATGTCACCATAGGAAGATTATCTTCTAGATTCGTTGTTGCTTGTTCTTCAGTCATTCTCTCTACCTAAATCTTCCCAAAATATTTCTCTGCCCATAGCGTCTGTTATGGGTATTGGTTGTGATTCATTTTGACACTTGCAGTCATTGCTTCCACATGTCATTTGGAACCGCCTTTTTAACTGCTTTTACAATATCATCATAAAAGCCAAAGCCTATAAATTTTTTGTAATCGCACGACAAGCAGTACAGATAAAGATTGTCTTCTAAATCTTGATTGGGATAAAGAAGACCTTGATCCATTGGGCATTCCAATTGCGGAACAAGGCCTTCTTCAGCCATTGCTATGTATTTAGATACATACTGTATCCTTTGCATAGTCTCCTACTTCTTCGTGTCTGTTGGGAACTTTAAATAAAATTCCTGTGCTCTTTGGGTTAAACCCTTCCAAGCTGACCAATTCTCACCGCCATTAGTCATATAGTACGTTATCTCTGCGTTGATTACTGGGTCAAATAATAGTACATTTGACTTCAGGTCGAACTTTTCTTTTCGATCAATTCCGAGGTTACCCAACATATTAATCTGAAAAATTCCATAGGAACTGTCTCCAGTATTCCTGTTGCCATTATACGCCATTGGTCGTCCGTTAGACTCCCTCTTAGCAATGGCCCAAGCCGTTTTAAGGGCTTTTCCTTCAAAACCTACTGCCCAAAGAAGATCTTTTAAATCTTCATCTGACAGAGCCTGAGAAGGCTTATAAACAGTATTGCTGTACTTTTCTAAGGTTTCTTTCTTAAGTTGTACTTCTGTCTTTGGTTTTACTATTAGAGCTTGTGAATTTTGTATTGCAATCACAGTATTGTTACTGAATAGAAATAATGTTATCATTACTATAGCAGTCGTACTATGAACAAAATCACTAAGCTTTTGTTTTATATTCTCCATTGGCATTTCCTCCTTTAGAGATAACGAACTATAATCATAGCATTGTCAGTAAGTTACTGTCAAGTCAGTTAACTAGAAAGTACCAATGGAAATATCTCTATTTACGCCTACAACTCACATTAAAAATGCTGGTGGGTATAACTCTGCTTATTTAAACATAAAAAAGTCTTTAGAAGAGTTAGGTCATGAAGTACTTTACTCAAACAGTAACCCTGAAGTACAAGTTAATTTTGCACAACCAAATCAATTTAAGATGCACAGAGGGCAGTATCAAATAGGATATACCCCTTGGGAATCAACTGTGGTTCCTTCTAACTGGTTTCCAATTGCGGATCATGTTGATGAAATGTGGACAACATCTGAATGGAATGCACAAATATTTGAAGATGCTGGTTTAAAAAAACCTATACATGTTTACAATCATGGTATCAGTGATGTTTGGAAACCACGCAGAAGAAAACCTGATGGAGTTATTAAGTTTTTACACATAGGAGAACCAGCTCCAAGAAAAGCTGGACAGATGGTTGTTAACGCATTCACACAATTATACGGAAACAATCCTTCTTACTCTTTAACTATTAAAGCATATCATAATAATACTACTAGAGTATATAATAATTATATAGATAAAGAAATAATAGGTTTACCTAATTATATATATAATAATATAAATATTATAACAGAAGAGTTTACAGAAAGTCAACTACTTCAACTTTACTATGATCATGATGTTTTAGTTTATCCTAGTTATGGAGAAGGATTTGGTTTCATTCCTCTTCAGGCATTAGCAACTGGTATGCCAACAATTTGTACTTCTGCTTGGGCAGATTATAAAAATTTTATAGGTCCACTTTCTTTAAAATCAAAACTAACCCAGTCACCATTTTTAAATTTACCAGGATTAGTTTTTGAACCAAACTATCAACACTTACTTGAGCTTATGAGAGATGTTGTTTTAGATTACAACGCTTACTCAGGATATTATTATGCTCAGTCGACTAAGATTCATGAAAAATATAATTGGTTGCAGTTAACTGAAAAATCATTTGATCACATTTTTAAAAAGTTTTCTTAAACACTAGACCTGTAAAAAAAAGTTTGATACACTAGGACTTCACACAAAAAATTACACCGCAGGGCGGAGAAGAGGTCGTATATGTCAAGAACTATTGAAAACCCATATGAAAACTTTATTGCATTGTCAAGATATGCAAGATGGTTACAAGAAGATAATCGTCGTGAAACATGGGGTGAGACAGTAGATAGATATTTTGACTTTATGTTATCACATCTCAAAACTATGGACTATGTTCCAGATTCAAAAGTAGTTGCTGAAATAAAAGAAGCAGTATATAACAGAAATGTTATGCCATCCATGCGTTCAGTCATGACAGCTGGAGCAGCATTAGATAGAGACCATGTAGCAGGATATAACTGTTCATTTGTTCCAGTAGATTCACCAAGATCATTTGATGAAACCATGTATATCTTAATGTGCGGTACTGGTGTTGGATTCTCTGTTGAATATAAGTATGTCAATAAGCTTCCTGCCGTCCCAGATTCATTTGATAAGTCAACAACTGTTATTACAGTTGAAGATTCAAAGCAAGGATGGGCAAAAGCATATCGTGAGTTGCTAGCACTACTTTGGTCAGGACAGATTCCAGCAATTGATGTTAGCAAACTTCGTCCAGCAGGAGCAAGACTTAAGACTATGGGTGGAAGATCATCTGGGCCACAACCACTAATTAATCTTTTTGATTTTACAATTGCAAAGTTTAAAGCTGCAGCAGGACGTCAACTAAAACCGATTGAGGCACATGACATAATGTGTAAGATTGGAGAAGTAGTTGTTGTAGGTGGAGTAAGACGTTCAGCAATGATTTCTTTATCAAACATCAATGACATTGAAATGGCTGCTGCAAAGTCTGGCAACTGGTGGGAAAATAATACTCAACGTGCTTTATCAAATAACTCTGTTGCCTATTCTCGCAAACCAGAGATGGAGCAATTTATTGCAGAATGGAAATCTTTATATGACTCGAAATCAGGAGAACGAGGTATATACAATGTGGCCGCAGCTCAAGCCCAAGCAGCCAAGTTTGGAAGAAGAGATCCAGATATTCACTATGGAACTAACCCGTGCTCAGAAATTATTCTACGTCCTTATCAGTTTTGTAACCTTTCAGAAGTCGTACTACGTGAAAATGATACAAAGAAAGATATTGAGCGCAAGGTAGAGCTAGCAACTATTCTCGGAACTTGGCAGTCTACCCTTACAGACTTTAAGTACCTTCGTAAGATTTGGAAAGATAATACAGAAGAAGAAAGACTTCTAGGAGTTTCACTGACTGGACAATTTGGACATAAGTTTATGTCAGGTAAACAAGACCTAGTTGCACTAGAATCATTCTTAATGACTCTTAGAGAGTCAGCAAGAGCAAAGAATAAAGAAGAGGCTGGGAAAATTGGGATTCCTGAGTCTGCAGCTATTACATGTGTAAAGCCATCAGGAACAGTATCCCAATTGGTCGGGGTATCTTCAGGAATGCATGCATGGCATTCTCCGTATTACATTAGAACAGTTCGTGGTTCAAAGGGAGATCCAATTTCTGTATTTCTTAAAGAAGTCGGGATTCCAGTAGAAGATGATGTAATGAAGCCAAACGATACATATGTTTTCTCATTCCCAGTAAAGGCACCAGAAGGTGCAATTGTTAGAAATGATCTAACAGCTATTGAACACTTAAATATTTGGTTAGTTTACCAACGTGCATGGTGTGAGCACAAGCCTTCGATTACAGTTTCTGTAAAGGAAGATGAATGGATGGAAGTTGGAGCATGGGTATACAAGCACTTTGATGAAGTATCTGGAATCTCATTCCTGCCCCACTCAGAACACTCATACAAGCAAGCTCCATATCAAGAAGTAAGCAAGGAAGAATATGAAGACCTTGTTGCAAGAATGCCAAAAAGCATTCGCTGGGAAGATCTATCTTTCTATGAGACAGAGGATGGAACAAGCGGAACCCAGACCCTAGCGTGTACTTCTGACGGAAATTGCGAAATTGTAGATATATCAGCATAGTGGTAGAATATAGTATTGGGTAAAACCAAAATTCCTGGGCACACCGCCCTGAGATGGAGATGATTAAATGGCACACGATAAAGCCGATTTAAACAAAGACGGAAAGGTAACAATGACAGAACAAATTTTAGCAGCACTTGGAACATATGCGAGAGCATTCCTTTCAGCAGCAATTGCTTTGTACATGACTGGAAATACAAATCCAAGAGACCTTTTGATGGGTGGAGTTGCAGCAGTTGCTCCAGTTATTCTAAAGGCATTAAGCCCAAGCAACCAAGAATTTGGTTTTAAGGCTCCAGCTAAGTAATTAGTCGATTAGAAATACTCCTGTGCTAAAATTGGTACAGGAGTATTCCTATTTAGGAGACTATGGCAAATGGCAGTAAAAAAGAATTTCGAAGTAGATCAAAACGCTACATTTAATTTTCAGATACAATATACTGAAGATGACGAGGTAACAGCTATTGATCTTACTGGTGCATCAGCAAAGCTACAAGTTCGTGATACACAGGGTGGCAGCAAGCTTGCTTTCACACTAACCTCACCAGCGG